TTTTCTGTTGCACACCAGTAATAATCATTACACGTAAATCTTGAATTTAATTCTATATCCATTAAGTTATCATTTTCATCGTAGAAATTACCTTGTTTTACTGCCTTTGTTGCTTCTTCTCTTGTAAGTCCTACTTGATTTGCAAGTCTATCAAGATATTCTTCTACAGCAGTATCTGCAAATACTAAATCTATGTTATTTTTTAATACTATATACATTTGTGCTATTTCTGCAGCTGCAGGTGCTAAAGCATCATATATAATGCTTCCTTCCCTTTTATCTAATGTATCTGGTATTTTATCTAACATACGATTTAACGTTACATCATAATCAAAATATTCGTCTAAATCTTGGCTCATACGCTCACCACCTTTTCAATTGTTATTTCTCCTACAGTTGTTATTACATTAAAGGTTACTATTACTTTATTTCTACTTATTTCAAAATTAAAGTTGCTTACTTCTTCAATTCTGTCATCTTGCATAAGTGCTTCAGTAATTACTCTTTGAAGTTCTGGTATTACATAAGTAGAATTTTCTCCAATTAAATTTTTCAATTCTATACCATAATTCCAACTGTAAATAAGGTGTTCAAATCTTTCCGTATTTAATATACAATATATCGTTTGCTTCATAGCCTCTATACCATCACATTGTCCTATTATAGTGTTATTTTCTATATTAAGATAATATGTTTTACTTGGCTGTTCTGCAACCTCTAAATTGCTCTGTAAAATATTATTAGTATTAGGTGTCATTTTAATTTAACCACCTTTCATTTTTAAATTTTATCTAGTACAATATATTCCTGTCCGCCTCTTTTTTGTATTAGTATTACAGTATCATTTTTCTTTAACGCATTATGAATAGTCATTCTTTTTGTTCCAGTAATTGAATGAGCATGAGATAATCCGATTTTTGTTTCATTTATTTCAATATTAGTTTCTACATTATTATTAATTGTTTGACTATCTGGATTTGGCGATATAGAAGAATTTACACTTACATTTGCATTCGCACTATGCGAATGATTTGCATTTAAACTCTTACTTTCAGTATCCCAATCTATTGAAACATCTACACTATAATCTGTAACATTTTTTGTTAATACTAAAAATTCTGATGTTAATTTTAATTTCTGTTCAATTGTAATTTCTAGCGGATTAATACTTGTAACTATTCCGTATAATACATTACAAGGAGCGGATGCTTCTTCCACCCCTTGTGAAATTTTTTTAATTGCATCTACTAGACTTGCCATTTTTCCCCTCCTTATTGCGTTATAAAATCCTGACCTCTTAATGTCAAATCCATAAAATGTTCTCCGGTTTTTAAATGTATGTTTTGCTTTTTCTACCAACATAAAATGTTGTAATTTTACATCTCCTAAATCTAGATTAACAATTATTAATGAACCTCCACGAACTCTAATATCTCCAATTGCTTTTTTTATTTCTAAACTTCTTGTTTTTTGATTATATAAATTCAACAATGTTTTTGCTTTTACTGCTCCATTTGTTTTTTCATCTATTGTATCAAAATATTGTAGTACACCCCAATTATTCATATTGTTTGTGTCTTGTGCTATATAAACTTCTCTTTTTCCTGTTTCTTCATTGTCATATACTAATTTTACTTTATTATATGTATCTGTATCGATTGAACTTTGATAATCATAATTTTGAGCTGTTTCTTCATCAATAATAATTCCTACTTTCATTCTTTCTAGATTTTTCAAACATATTTTTCCAAAATCATCATATAGTACATACATTTCTTTTTTGTATTGTATTGTTTCATCTAAAGCATTTAAGATAATATCAAATAATGATTGGTTACTTTCAGATTTTTTTGCAATTTTATAGTTTGTATTTTCCAAAGTTCCTACATTTAATAAAAAATCATTTGCTATCATTTTCACTAATTCATCGGCTCTTTTATTTGTATATACATAACTAGATTTATTTTTTAAATAACGTAATTGGTCGTATGTTGTTACTTTTATTATTTTGTCTTTTTCTCTTTTCTTTGTAAATACAAAGCCATAAAATACATTGTTCCCATAAACTTTGAAGCTTACCGGATTTCCTTCTTCAAATTTAAGGACATCATCTTTTAAAACTTTAAATTCTAGTTTTCCTGGACTACCTTTTCTTTCTGTTGTCCATACAATTTCATCTTGAGTAACTGGAGCATATACTACAGAGCCATTCTGTATTAATAATTCTTGACTCATAAAATACCTCCTATGCTGGAATCCATAAAACTTGATTTGGATATATCAAGTTAGGATTTTTTATTTTATCTCTATTTGCATTATAAATTGTAGTATATTTACTACCATTACCATAAAACTTTTTAGCAATATTCCATAAACAATCTCCGCCTTTTTACAGTATAATTTTGTCCACTTGGTTTTGCTGCAGCTGTACTCGTAGTTGTCGTAGTAACTGCTCTAACAACTACAGGTGGTTTATATTGTTTTATTGTAATTTGCATAGTTTTTGTAGAATATTCTTTATATTGTTTTAATTTTATTTCAACTCTAACGTCAAATGCTTCTTTTACTTCTTCTATAATTTTATAATCTTCTACTGATACTTTTATATTGGTATCAAATAACACCTTTCCGTTTGGTAGTTTTCTAGAAACTATAAATTGGAAAGGTGTTTTATTTACTTTTAATTTTTCTATTATATTAAGATAATATGACGCTGGCTGATAATCATTTTTATATACAGCAAAAGGATATTTTACATTAGGTAACAATATCTTAAAATCTATATCTGTTAATCCAGGATTTTTTAAAACATTTATTTCTTGATTATTTATAAGGTCATACGTCTTATTGTTATTATTAACTTTTAAAGTTAATTTATCAGGGGGAACTGGCAATAAAGTATTTCCTAAATAAAAATAATATGCCATCGTTATACCTCCCTTATGTGTGAACTCCATCAGCAACTGATTGTAGTTCTTCTTCTAATTTTGTAGCAAGTGTCTCTACTATTCCATCAATGTCTTGCTCTTGATTTATATTATTATTGTTTGTCATTGTAATATTAACTGATGCAGTAGTAAATCTATTTATAGTTTCTCTTTCTGCTATATCTATTAAATATTTCAAATCTTCTTCAGATATTTCTGTATTATCTGCTATTTTACTTGTATCTCCAGCAATATCTCCAAGTGTGCTATCTCCCATATTACTAAAATCAATGCCTCCACCACTTAAAGCATCCTTTATAGCTGTTGATGCACCATTTATCCAATCATTTCTATGGTCTGTTCTATCTTGTCTTGTTGCATTCATTTCAATTGCAGTGCTTTGAATTTTTGTTGCTCCTGCAGACAACTTTGTTGCAAAATCTGATTTCATATCGTTAATTTGTTCTATTGTTCCATCCATTTGACTAGCCATATCTTGTAATTCTTGGTTTCTATCAATTATATTTTGTGACATATTTGCTGCAAAGTCATCAGCAAATGTGGCTGCTTCGGCATAATCTATACTAACACCAGGTATTTTATTCAGCACAGAAATAATTCCATTTACAATTGATACTATTCCATTATATAACCCTTGAAATATTGTCAATACTCCCAAACATACTGCTTCAACTCCAGTTTGAAATCCATACCAAGCTGTCATTAATCCTAATACAACAGTTTGTATTCCAAGCCATAAATACATAGCTGCTAATTGTAAACCATACCAAATTCCTTGTATCCCTAAACCTGCAGTCATAATTCCCAATTTTAAGGCATCCCAAATGTATAACATAGCGTATGCTACTTTATCATTTGTAACCCATAAATATACAAGTGCTGCAATTACAGCTAATATAATTAAAGCAATCCAAAAGGCAGGACATGCTAGCATTGCTGAGTTCAATCCCCATTGTGCAGCAGTTGCTGTTGCAGTTGCTGATGCTTCAACCCCTTTGGCTGTTGCTGATGCAAATTCTGCTATTGCTTGTGCTGTTAACAATGCAGTAGCTATTCCACTTGCAATATGCCATGCTATATATGCTGCTACAATTCCATATATTATAGGCTCTATTCCACTCCAATTATCTACTATAAAAGTTCCTATATTAATTATCATATCTAATAATGGATCTATTATTCCTATAAGTGCTGAGACTGAGGTTTCTATTCCTTGTATAACTTTTTGTGCTCTTGGATCATTTGCCATTTGATTTATTTTTTTCAAAATAGGATCTAACATTTTTATGACACTATTCTTTACTTTTGTAAACACTTGTGCCCATGTCATAGGCATTTGTTCAAATTTATCATTTATATCATTCGCACTTGCAAACATAGCATTTTTTATTATATCTGCCGTTATTTGTCCTTCTGCAGCCATTGCTCTTATTTTTCCTATATCTACATCTAAATAATCAGCTATAGTTTGAATTATGTTAGGCGATGCTTCAAATACAGCATTTAATTCTTCGCCACGCAGTACACCTGACCCTAATGCTTGTGTTAATTGTAATGTTGCACTTGCAATTTCTTGCTGTGCTGCTCCAGAAATTACAAATTGTTTATTTAATAATTCTGCAAATGCAATAGTTTCATCATTACTTCCAAAAGCCTTTCCTGCATTCATACTTAATTTTGATACTGTACTTGCCATATCCAAATAATTAGCTCTAGACCTTTGTGCACTTGCGAATATCTTATTTTCTAAATCTTCTACACTATTATTATCATCTACAATCAAAGATAGTCTTGCTCTATTATTAGAGACTTGATCCGACAAATCTACTATTTTATTTAATATTGCTATTCCACCTGCTGCTATTGCTATTTGTTTTACTTTACTTAATAATCCATTTGCCGCTGAAGTTGCATTGTTAAAGTTAGAAGGCATTTTTTTAGTTTCTTGATTTACATTTTGTGCCGATTGTTCTATTTGATTCAAAATCATATCTGTATTATTTAACTCATCTCTTGCTACCTTTAATGATTGAATATCTACTGTATTTGAAGATGCATTTCTCATATCTTCAAAATTATTGATTAATATTCTACAGGCATTACTCATACTTCTAAGAGCAGGAGACATACTATCTTGAACCATAATAGCTGTTCTTATTGTTGCCATTCTTCCACCTTCTTTCTCACATATTTTCCACTCTTATTTTTTTAATTTATCTTGTTGTTCCTTTTCGTGTTTTATTCTAACTTCGGTAGAAGCTATAACAAATGCTTTTTCTTTAAATGGTAAGTTTAAAAACTCGTGTGGAAATTTATGAAGTTTTTGAAGGCAATAATGAGCATACAAAGCTTCATAATCGCCTTCTTCAATTAGTTTTTTGCTTCTTCAACCGCTTCCTCTAAATCATAACCATTTATTCTTTGAATTTCAGCTGTAAGGTCATCATATTCTGCAGCATTTAATAAATGTTTTGTTAATAAATCAATAGAATCCATTTCGTGATAGAAATCTAATAATTCTGCATTATGAAGGTCCGGATATACTACACATTTATCAGTAAGTAATTGTAAATATTTGATTGTATCTAATTGTTGTTGATATCCTTTTTTCTTTCCGTTTTGTACTATAACTTGTTTATAACATTGTTTTCTTAAATCTTCATTTTCTTTTGCTGTTATAGTTTTTAATTTCCATACTTCAGGTTTTCCTGTTTCTTGATTTATAAATCTTTTTGACGCTACATACTCAAAAAACTCCTCTTTTTTTTCAATCATGAAAGCTTGTAAATTACTCATAAATTATTACCTCTCTTTATTAATTTTTTATTTATTGCATACCTGCTAATGTATTAAATTTTGTTGGATTTGAAAAATCTTCAAATGTAAATTCTATCTCTTGTTCTAAGAAATCACCATCTACATCAAAAGAAGCCAATACTCCACCATTGATATTACAATCTTTAAATATCATAGAACATACACCTGCAGAACTTGTTGGATCCTCATTTGATACTTGTGTATCGAAATAAACATCTTCTCCAGTATTTTTGTATCTTTCCATAAGTTCATCAAATATTGATGTATTCTTATAGATTGTCATTTTTCCTGTACCTTTCCATCCAGTAGATTTATTTCCTGCACCTGTCTTTCCTAAAATATTGATTTCTTTTTTAGTTTTCTCAAATTTTGCTTCAAAATCTTTTGCTTGCATTAAAAGGTATCTTCTTCCTTCAATAGTAACATAGCACTCAGCTAGTTTTGCACTTATAGCATCCTTAGCATTCATTGTTATATTTGACATTATAAATTCCTCCTTTAAATAAATTTAAAAGAGAACATTAAATTGTTCTCTTATTCAACTACTACAGTCATATATAATTTTTCCATAGCATTTATAATTTGAACTGCAGAATTAATTACTACAGACTTTTTGTTATTTCCTATTGCTACTGATATATCTGTATCTTCAAAATTTTCTATTGCTTGTATTTGTTGATACTCTTTAAATAATGTTGCTACATCATTCCATAATGATGTTCTTCCAGACTCATTATTCGCAATTTTACCTAAATATTTTGTATTAAATACAGAACTTACATCAGTTGCAATTTGGTCTAATACTCTAATTGTTTGGTTAGATTTAAAATCCTCGCCTTTTTCTTCTGTTGTTGATACTAAACTATTTATATCTACAAGAACTCTAATTTCATCTCCAACTTTATGTAGTACGAACTCACCTTTTTCAATTGATTCTTCTAATTGAGATTGAGTATAATCTGCTATTATAGTAAATTCTCCATCATAAGTTTTGTTTGTATTAGATTTGTTTATTTCACATCCTGCAATTACACCAGTTACCCAGTAAATAACTGCTGTTGTTGATTCTTCAGCAGTAGTTTTTACATTTACTACACCTTCATAATCTGCAGCATTATTATAAACTACAACTTGTAATTTAACTCCTTGTTTATCTCTTAGACGTTTTGCATATTCAACATATAATCCAGAAACAGAAACTTCTTCAGATAAACATCCAATTGCATTACATTTGTATGATTCTAACTTATCAAGGAATTGTTGGTGTCCATCTCCTGTTACTTCTCCATTTGTTCCACCTTCTAAAGCTACTCCAGCAGTTACTGCAAGTTCTTTTTCTTTGAATACAACAAAATCATTTGATACAAGTTCAGTTACTACAGCAACAGTTTGCTTGTCTACTTCTTTTGTTCCTAAATATGTAGAAACATCAAATTTTGTTTCATCATCTACATTTTTTTGGATAACAATTTTTAAATCATTTCCTCTTGTACCACTATAAACAGCAGTTGCAATATCATTGCTTGCCTTTTCTCCACTATTTAATTTATATAAATATGCTTTTGTTATATTTTTGAAAAGATCCCTTAATCCTTTCATTTTTTCATCAGCATAATCATAACCGAATAGGCTCATTGAATTTTTTGCAAACTCCTCACCTGTTACAGCTATTATTTCTCCATCTTTTCCCCAATCAAGTTCAAGTGCCATTGCTGCGACTCCTCTTTCTCCTATGGTTGAAGATGCTTTTTGTGCAGATGCAAAATTTATATATGCACCTGGTAATTTTTTATTTTGGCTTGTAAAAGTTCCTCCACCTAACATAGTCTACACCTTACCTTTCTTAAATTTTTCAATTATTTCATCTACTTCTTTCAAAGTATATGTTTTGTTATCTTTTAAAACAGCATTCAATAAATCAACATTGTTTCTGTATCTTTTTGAAGATACGATTTGTTTCTTTGAAAATTTATCTTCAGCTATATTTTCTGCAATTTTCTTTTTAGCCATCTGATTTTACCTCCTCGTTATAATCAAATTCACTCATTTTTGTACTTTCAGTATCTTTTTTATTAATAAATATTTTATAGTCAATGAAAAAGTGTAAAACATTATCTTGTATTTTAGGTTTTAAACTATCTGCACGCAATAAAGTGCCATCATTTAAAGTGATATACTCCAAGTAATATAACTTATCTGCCATATCATTCAAACTCGCTCTATCGTCATTTACAGCAAAACCTGTAATATCAAAATGTAATATATCTAAATAACTTTTTGTTTCTAGACCTATTTGTCTACTTTCTTCTCCATCTAAAAAATTAATAAAAAAACAAGGTGTTTCCATTCCTTGCGTTACTGCACTATCATATACATGATACCCTTCTCCAAATAATTCTTTTATTTTTAGAGATAGTCCTGTAATTACATTATTAATAACCATTATTGAAACACTCCTCCATAAATTTTGTTAATTTCTTTTCTATGATTTTTGGTAATTGTGATTCTAACTCTTTTTCAGAGATAGTCAGCATAAATGCTCCTGGTACCCATGCTGCTTTTAATCGTTTTCCAATTGCTGCAACATACCTTCCTGGCTCTTGTCTATGCCCAAATTCTACAT